TTCTGGACTTACCGTGCACTCTAGAGCCTCGCAAATGAAGGCTTTTCGATCGTGCGACGGCACCTCGCGACCCTGTCGCGCTTTCCGGGAACGTACGACTCAGTTCGTGCGTAGTTCCGTGTGTGAATGGGCGTATGTCTTCGGACATCCTACGCCTGCGGTCCATCTTGACGATTCTTCGTGCCTTAATATGGCAAAATCGGTCAAGAGGCTGCTTTCAAACTGCCCTTCTTCGGTGGTTGAAGAGGTCCTTGCGTGGCAATCGCTCAAGAAGGCTTTACCGCCATCTTGCAAATGCATGGACGCACCTCTTTTGGAAGCAGTTGTAAGCGGGTTTAGATCGGGAATGGTCAACCTTCCTCATGGTTATCTACCTTTCGTCCGGCGCGAGATCAGAAGGATCTTCAAGGCCGGCTGGGATAGAGGTTATGAGGATAACGTTCTCGGTTGTTCTCCCGGTTTGTCGGCGACGCTCGATACGCCGCGCGCTCACGGGGGGTGCCAGAATGAGTGGAAGAAGGAACACGAGCGTTTCCTTACCACTTGTCTTGAGCAGCAACCCCCCTACGTGAGTATTGACAGTGATTTAGCCTGTGAACTTATGGTTGCACAGTCCGCAGGGAAGCCTAGGCCTCTCACTAAATTCACTGCAGAGTCACTCCTTCTCAAACCCCTTCATGACACGGTTTATGATCGCCTTAGGGCGTGCCGTTGGTTGTCAGTTGGGGATGTGTGTTCGGAGACTCTGGATCGCGCGGGTTTCGAGCGCACGGACGGTGATGTCCTCACTTCAGGCGACTATAAGTCAGCTACCGACGGCTTGTCCATCGAGGTCGCCGAAGTGATCATGTCAGAGATCCTCTCTGTTTCGAACGTTCCTCAGCACGTACGGACACTCGCGATGCGGGCTCTTCGCCCTTTAATCTACGGAGTCGGTGTTGACGGGGTCCGTCCCAAGAGGGGACAAATGATGGGTTCGTACCTTTCCTTTCCTTTGCTCTGTCTGCAGAACCGGATGGCCTTCCTTTGGTCATTTCGGTGGCTGCCTGTAGCTCAGGCTCATAGGATTCCTTGTCTCATTAACGGCGACGACATACTCTTCCAGTCCGGCCCTAGGGCTTCGGATCACTGGATGGAGACTGTCGGGTCTTTGGGACTTGAGGTCGAACGGACAAAAACGTCTGTGTGTGAGGAGTGGGGTACCTTGAACTCGACTTTACTTCGTTGGAAAGGATTGCACCTTCGGGTGCGTCCTACCTTGAGGTGGGGTCGGTTAAAGGATCACTCAACTCCTTCTTCGTTGGCTTCCGTCTATACGGGATGGCTTCGTGGCATTGATTCTGCTTGCAGATTCCGTGCCTCTGTGGTGTTTTTCCGTCGCTATGTCTCGCTCCTCAGGTCAACTCGTTTGACTCTGTTGGAACTTGGCTTTCGCGGCAGGTTAGCCCACCGAATGTCATACCTGTTTAAGATGGAAACCGTGACTGCGGATCTTGAGATCCCCTCTCAGCTTGAGATTCACAACGCTGTCCCTAGGGACAAGTGTACGGTGATCGCTGAGAGCGAGATCTCTCCTGATTTACTTAGGCTCAATGATATAGAGACGGCTGCCTGGAAGTTCTCTCTAGAATACCAGGGCTGGCGCGAACGTGCGCTGGTTCTCAACTGCCTTCGTTGGTCTTCAATTAGATCCGCCCCGCTTCCCTCGTTCTCGTCCCGAGAGTATACTCAAGGCTGGTCAGGTCGGCACCTTTCGAGGTTTACCAAGTCCGACAGCCTTCGAGCTTTTATGTCTCCGAGAGCGCCTTCAATCAAGGTACGCCTGGTCTTCGACGCCCTACTCATTAGTCGAGACCCAGGCCCGCCTCCGCCTTACACGGACCCCGGATCGGGGTCGCCCCCGAAAGGGGTCTCAGAAAAGAAATGAATGTGTTGCCATGGTTGTAGTGGTTGGCGACCGGAGGGGACGGTATATCTGTCCACGGATTAGTACTAATTATGACACCTCGTGTTGTCGTTATCAACTCACTCCAGCCCAGTGCCTCCATGCCTCGCGGGATGCGGGCGTGCTCTGGGTAGTAGGGGCCGTTAATTCGGTACTTGCGAGGGAAGAAATATCTCGAGCGGTATACTAGCCGCGTGAAGCGCCCTAACGGGGTCACCAATTATGGCGTCTGGTAATAGGACGAGCTTAACAAAAGTCAGCCAAAATGGAAAGAGTGAGAGGAGAAGCGGTAGCGCGAGTGTTGTCTAGGGAAAGACGTGGGGGGTGATCCGAAACTAACCGGAAAACAGTTTCTTCGTGAAGTTGGGTAGATCCGGGTACGAAAGTGCCCGGGGAGCTATCCCACACTGCGACCTAAAGCTGCATTCAGGACATTCAGGACGTAAGCTTTTCTTGCTGAACCTGACAAATGAGAGAG